AGTCAGTCTGCCACTCGTGATACACGGCAGTAGCTTTGGTCTTGCCAATCGAAGACATGAATGGTGTCTCAGTTGGCGAGATGTCATAGATGATGTCGGTCAAATCTTCCCGCTGACCGATAGCGGTATGTGCTGTAAATGTAGGCATGATAGTTCCTTATAAAAAACGTTCAAATGCTTTAGCGGCATCAGCGACCCTTCCGGTCTGCTTTGCCCTAGCCTTAAGTTTCTTCATCTCGTCGCTGCTATCACGGGGCTGTGAAACTCCTGACTTCATTACCTTCGGAGCCTCATTAACCTTCTTCGTGATACTCGGCTTTGCAGACTGTAACTTGTCGTACTGCATCGCCTTGTACAGCGTTAATACTGCCCGCGAATCATAAACATTCGCTAATTCCTGATCTGAGAATCCCGCCTTGATTCCGAATTCACGGAGTTCACGACGTAATGCCTCGCCCTTCTGCGGGTCAGCATACTCAGGGATAACCTCTGCCAGCTTACGAGACTCAGCCTGTACTACCTGACCAAGTTGCTCCTGCTGTTCCCTCTGCTGCTGATCGTAAATCCTAGCCTGTTCTGCTCGAACTTGGGCTAGTTGCTTCTCCCGCTGAGACAATTCTGCGACCTTAACTGCGTAACCGATTGGATCGGTTTCCTTCAGATAGTCCAGATTCTCAGTTTCCGGCTGCTGGTTAAGCATCTGCTCAATTACCTGCAACCGTTCCGCATATTGGTCGCGGAGATACCTAGCTTCCTCGATACGCTGGCGTTCTGCTTCTACAACCTTGCGTTCTTCAGCTACAGCTTGCGATTTCTTCGTATAGTCTGTGCCAAGTTGATAAGATTTGATAAGCTCATCAAGGGTTACCTCACGTTCTTCACCAGCGGCTTTAACGCGGTATTTAGCGGGTTCCTCTTGCTCATCCTCACCTTCATCTTGTTCTACCTCCGACTCATCTTCAGCTTGCGCCTCAATGTGTTCGGATTCGGCCTCGCTATCGTTGGACTCGGACTGTGATTCAGGTTGTTCCTGTTCGGAGCCTTCTTCATTGCCCATCAATCCCAAGATAGCGTTAGCTGCACCACCTACGTCTAACTGAGTATTTCCCGATTCGGGAGTCATACTTCCAGTATCGCTCATATATTGTTTCCTAAATTATATCGGGAACTGCCCGACTCAGTTACAAAATTTTCAGCCGCTTTTCGTCTATCAACTTCTGTGCCGATAGCCCTTCAAGGTAGGCCTCAATCTTCTCTAATGCCCGTAGCTGGTGGTAAGCATTTTCCCTTACCAAGCTATCACCAAACTCGCTCATAGCAAATTTGTTAATCTCTACTGACCTGAGTTCTTCCATCATCATCTGAAAGCCCTCATCCCTCAGTAGATTCTCAGCCCATTGGCATCTGTCCATTCGTACCCTTAGTCAAATTACCAAGCTCTTTAATCGCCTTTAGAACAATATCAGCCTGTTTATTACGGCTGTCCTCGTCAGCAATGTCCATCGCTAAGATAGCCTGTAGTTGTTTAACAGCCAACTCAGCCTCTTTGATACGCATCTCAGAAGCACTACGCTCCTGCTGCATAGACAATTCAATCCCCTTACGGGTGAACTCAGCCTCTAGTTGCTCTCTCTGTAAGTCTAGCTTTGCAGCCTCAATCTGAGCCTTAGCCTCGGTCTTTTCTCTCTCTACCTGAGCCAGCATCTGTGCTACTTCAGCCTGAGCATCTGGAGCAGGTGGCTGTGGCTGACTCAATGCCTCGTTCTGTTCTGGACTGATCTCGTTAATGAAGGCGTTAGCATCCTTGAAACCAGCCGATTCAATCAGTCTAGCCAAGGTATCGCGGTACTGAGATACAGATACCAGCGGATTCGATGGCCCGAATTGAGTCAAAATCTGCTCTTGCTTGCCGAGAATCATCTGCAACATAGCCAGTTTTTGCTCTCTGTCACCTGAACCCAGACCGACGTTAATCGCCACATCGTACTGATTCGTCCATGAGCGAGGATCAAAAGTCACAAACTTGCCACGCATACGGACAATCTTGGCCTGATCCTGATACTTGCCCAACAGGTGCAGAATCCCCTTAAACAAGCTCTTAACACCTGTCTCAGCAAAGATTCGAGCAATCAACTCCAGCTTCCCAGAGTTCGACTTCATCATCGCCGCAATAGCTGTAGCCGAGACGTTGTTCATTACGTCAGGATCAAGACCCTGCTGCTGGTCGCTAACGCCTGTACGCTTGGCCTGAACGCTGTCCATATACTCAAGCAATGGGAAAGCCTGAGCCGTTACAGCAGGAACCTCGATAGGCACAATCGCGCCAGCCTGTTTCACACGGATAATGCCGCCCGGAGTTGCATTAAGCGCATCATCCAAGTTGACCTGACCATCAACCACACCCAGACGGGCATTGTTCGTGAGATACAGGTTATCCAGCATCTGACGAGTAACCGTAGACTTGATTAGCTGGATGTCCATTGTCCGGTCTGCCAACGACTGACCAAAGAACTTATGCGGGATCGGGATAGGACACAGGCTATGGAACGGTACTAGGTCACATTCCTCGTCATCTAGGATTTCGTTGCCAGAATAGACAATCTTCCGCAACTCAGCGATACCATCACCATTAACGTCGATCTTGATGTAGCACTCGTAGACCTCAACAACCTGCATCGTTGGGTCAAGGCTGATGTTCTCATCCGGCTGCTCACCCTGACTGAATCGAGCAATACGCTCAGTCGTGAACTGGAGATCGTCGTAGCTAGGCAATCCCTCTACGATGTCCTTATCGAACCCCATCGCTATGAGTTCAGAACGAGTCATCAAACGACGATGAGCCACAAACGGGCTATCCTCAATAGTTCTTGCCGATTTGCTAATTAGGAATTCTTCTGGCGGTACGTTCTCAATCTTGACGCAGCCGTACTTCTTAACCTTTTTGACCTTGACCGAGTAGTAAGGAATCTGGATAGGCATACCCATCATATCCACACCGCCATCAACCATCTCGACCTTTTGGCTTACTACCTCAATGGCAGGATCAGACAGCAATAGGGCTAACTCGTCTTCGGTCAGGTTCTTGTAGGACTCTTTATTAACGTCCTCTTGGGCTTCCCAGTACGCCTTGACCACGCCAACCTTCATCATTAGCGCGTCTTTGAACCAGTTGTGCAGGATGATTAGACCGTCATTCTCACGGTAAAACACCCAGTTACAGTAGTCGGTAGCCTGTTTAGCGGACTCCTCATCTTCTGGAGTCTGAGGCTCAAAGGAGACAATATCCTCAGTTGTCGTAAAAACTCGAATAAGTTGCGGCAAAGCACCGTCGATAGCCTCAGCTACCTCGCCAGTTACGATCTGGCTACGGCCTTCTACCTCGTTACCATATGGATAACGCAGGTAATACTCTAATGCTTTGGATCGCTGATCCGTAGTCTCGGTATCAATGTATCCGATGGAGTTATCGATCTCATTCTCGATAATCCCCTTGATTTGACCCTCATCCATCTTCATAGCAAATCCTTATGGGTTTTGCCTATTATACAATCCATTTAGTCGAAATTGGCAACGTTGTCTGCCATGAACTATCGCCCTCGTCAAGACCTATCGCTAGGTATCTGAAAGCGTCACTCATATGGCTAGACCAATCGTGTAGCGGCTTCTCATAGAATATCTGCCGTCTCTCGTCATGTTCCCGGCGGTAGTTCCGTAAGGCATCTAGCCCCTGCTTAGTCCTCGGATGGAACCAGCATCTCGGCAACAGTCTCCTGACAGCCTGAATCCCGTCAGCTACGGACAATCTAGGCGCAACCGTTATGGACAGACCTGCTTCCTCTAAAACCTCTCTACGGCTCTTGCCTGTGCCTAGCTCCCTTACCTGTACGTCATGGGGCAGGATTTGACTGAACCCTGCGTAGTCATTGTCTTTTAGCCAACGAACATACCAATCTAGTCCCTGTCCATGGTTTTCGACGCAATCGAGTAGTCGAACCTCTTTTCCAGCCAGTTGTGCAACCCATAGAGCAGTTGAGTCACCCATTCCAAGATCCCAAGCAACAAAGCTACGGCAGAGATCATCACGAGGAAAATCACTAATGTGACCATCCCTTTCAAGATCGTTAATGATTTTGCCATAGTAGCTACCCTCAACCGCTGCGTTAAAGGAACACTCGAATTCCTGATTGTACTTGTCCTCACCCATCTCTCGATAGGCAGCCTTTAGCTCGGACTCAGGCAGTATCTTGGTCTGGCTAGCCTTGTACTCTAGGTACTTCCAGCCTTCTTCGGACTTGGCTCTATCGGCTAGTTCAGCGAAATGGTTAGCACCTTTAGGAGTGCCAATGAAGCAAGCCCACCCAAGACGGTCGGCAAGAGCAGGTCTAAGGATTTCGTTCCAAATACGTGGATTCTGATCGCCCACTTCGTCGATAACCACGCCATCAAAGTACTGACCGCGCAGACTGTCAGGATTGTCAGACCCATAAAGACTAACCCTACGCCCCCAAAAATCAACCCGTAACTCAGCAATGTTGGCAGTTGCATTAAGCGGCCTTGTGTACTCTAGTAGGTAATCCCAAGCGACTCTCTTG